TGCATCGCCGAGCAGGCAAGACCGAACTGGCTTTGATGGAAATCATTGACAAGGCCATGAAGTTCAGCCAAGACTTGGGCTTATTCTTTTACATTGCCCCGTTTCTCAAGCAAGCCAAGGCCATTGCATGGGCCCGGCTTAAGCAGAAAATCGAGCCCTTGCGCATCCAGGCTGCCGTCGAGATCAACGAGTCCGAGCTTTCAGTTCGGTTTAAGCACAACGGTTGCATGATCCGCATCTTTGGTGGTGACAACCCCGATGCCATGCGAGGCGTGCGCTTGGATGGTGTGGTGATTGACGAGGTCGCGCAGATCAAGCCCGAGGTGTGGAACGACATTATCCAGCCTGCGCTGTCCGACCGTATGGGCTGGGCCATGTTCATCGGCACGCCCTCCGGCATCAACCTGTTCAGCGAGATCTACTACCGGGCCGATGCGTTGCCAGATTGGCATGCCGCCAAATACACGGTCTATGACACCAACGCCATCAACCCCGACGAGGTCCAACGCTTGAAGCGTGACATGGCCGAAACGTCGTTCTCGCGTGAGTACCTATGCGATTTCTCCGCGGCCGGCGACGACCAGCTTATCAGTCTGTCCGAAGCCGAGGAGGCCAGCAAGCGCACCTACACCGACAAAGATGTGGTAGGCGCTCCAAAGATCCTGGGCGTCGATCCCGCTCGATTTGGCGACGACCGCAGCGTCATCTTTAAACGCCAGGGTCTGCAGTCCTTTGATCCCCTGGTTTACCGAGGCTTGGACAACATGGACCTGGCCGCCAGGGTGGCCGCCGTGATTGAGCAATGGGAGCCCGATGCCGTGTTCATTGATGCCGGCGCCGGGGCTGGGGTGATCGACCGTCTGCGTCAACTTGACTACGACGTCGTGGAGGTGCCTTTCGGCGGCAAGGCTACCCAGGCCCACCTGTTTGTCAATCGGCGCGCTGAGATGTGGTTCGAGATGGCTGACTGGATCAAACAGGGCGGCGCCATTCCCAACGACGTCAGCCTCAAGCAGGAGCTGGCCACACCGGTGTATTGGTACGACGCCGCCGGCCGAAAGATGCTCGAACCCAAGGACGAGATCAAGAAGCGCTTGCAAGGTGGCGGCAGCCCAGACATGGCCGACGCCCTGGCCTTGACCTTTGCTTACCCCGTGCGCAAGCGCACACCCAAGGACATCTACTCCAGGATGGTCAAGAACGCAGTCAAGAAGGATCACGACCCCTATGCAACCATGTGATCCGGTACCCGTATGCCCACATCAACCAACTAGATTGACACCATGACCGTGATCCGTGAATCGACAGTCGACGAAGTGCTGACAGATGTCGGCGAGCTTTTCTCTGACCATTGGGATGAGGTCGCTCTCAACAAGCGGCTCATGGTTTTGAAGCCCGATATTGATCGATACAAAGCAATGGAGGCCAGTGGGTTGACGATGATCTTGGCTGCCTATGATGGCGGCCAGTTGATTGGATACTCGGTCAATTTCATTATGAAGCACCTACACTACGCAGACCTAGTGATTGCCAATAATGACCTGTTGTTCCTGGCCAAAGAGCGGCGCGCCGGTCGATTGGGGATTCAGCTCATTCGGGAAACCGAGCGAGTGGCAAAGGAAAAAGGTGCCACACTTATGCTGTGGCATGCAAAGAAGAATACCCCGCTGGCCGGCGTGATGCCTCGGATGGGGTATGGAGTGCAGGACATCATATTCAGCAAGGAGATTTGATATGGGCGTGACAGCAGCAATTGCAGCAGTGGGAGCTCTGGGTTATTCGGTGTATTCAGGCGAACGAAGCGCCAGCATGCAATCAGAAGCTCTGGGCAAACAAGAGGCGGCACAGAAACAAGCCACCGACAAAGCCAACCAGCAGACCAGGTTGAGTGAGCAGGCACAGAATGCAGCCAACCGCAAACAACCTGACGCAGCCAGCATCTTGTCGGCAGCAACTCAGTCAGCTCAAGGTGGCGGCGGTGCAGGCACAATGCTGACCGGGCCGACAGGCGTCGATCCAAACGCCTTGGCATTGGGCAAGAACACACTTTTGGGCGGTTAAACATGAGTCAATTTACCAGCGACGCATCCTCGTACGAGAACGCTCCAACACGCGACAAACTGTACACGCGCTGGGGGCAGCTCAAAACTGAGCGTGCATCCTGGTGGGCGCACTGGCAGGAGCTGACGACTTACATCCTGCCGCGCAATGGCCGCTACTTCCGACAGGATCGAGACAAAGGCTGGCGCCGGCACAACAACATCTACGACAACACCGGCACGCGAGCTCTTCGCACGCTGGGTGCTGGCATGATGGCCGGCGCTACATCACCGGCACGCCCATGGTTCCGCTTGGGCACAGCAGATCCAGATCTGAACAGCTACCAACCCGTTAAACTGTGGCTCGATGATGTGACCAAGCGCATGCAGACAGTGTTTCAGCGCAGCAATACCTATCGTTCGCTGCATGGCATGTACGAAGAGCTGGGCTGCTTTGGCACTGCCAGTTCGATCATCCTGCCCGACCACATGAACGTGGTGCACCACTACCCAGTGACCACCGGCGAATACTGCATTGCGCAGGACTACCAGGGCCGCGTCTGCACCATGTACCGCGAGTTTGAAAAGACCGTAGGCGAGATCGTCAAAGAGTTTGGCTACAAGAATTGCTCGAACACTGTGCAGTCCATGTACAACAATGGAAACTTGGACAAATGGATTCCAATCATCCATGCCATTGAGCCGCGCGCTGATCGAGACATTCGCAAGAAAGACTCACTCAACATGCCATGGGCCAGCTACTATTTTGAGGTCGGTGGCGACCCCAACAAGTTCTTGCGTCAAGGCGGCTTCAAGCAGTTCCCTGCCGTCGTGCCGCGTTGGTCTGTGACCGGTGGTGACATCTACGGCAACAGCCCAGGTATGGAAGTGCTGGGCGACATCAAGCAGCTCCAGCATGAGCAGCTCCGCAAGGCCCAGGCCATTGACTATCAGACCAAGCCGCCTTTGCAGGCGCCAACATCCATGAAGAACCGCGATGTGGAGATGCTGCCTGGTGGCGTCACGTTCTACGACGGCCAGACCGCGGGCATCAAGACAGCCTTTGAGGTCAACCTGGATCTGAACGCGCTGCTGATGGACATCCAAGACGTTCGCGAGCGGGTGCGTGGCGGCTTCTATGCTGACCTGTTCCTGATGCTGGCCAACGCCACAGACACCAGGATGACAGCGACCGAGGTGGCCGAGCGCCACGAAGAGAAACTGCTGATGTTGGGCCCAGTGCTAGAGCGCTTACACAATGAGCTGCTCGACCCTTTGATCGACATCACTTTTACCCGCATGCTTGAGGCCGGCATCATTCCGCCTGCGCCTCCAGAGCTGCAAGGCATGGACCTGAACGTCGATTTCATCTCGATGCTGGCCCAAGCCCAACGCGCCATTGGCGTCAACGGCATCGACCGCTTTGTGGGCAACCTTGGCCAGGTCGCATCGTTCAAGCCTGATGTGCTGGACAAGTTCAATTCCGACGAGTGGGTCGACAGCTACAGTGACATGCTGGGCGTGGACCCCAAGCTCATCGTGGCATCAGACCAGGTCGCAATCATCCGCGACTCGCGCGCCAAGGCGCAGGCAGCACAGGCGCAGGCCGAGGCAATGAAGGTGCAGAGCGAGACAGCCCGCAACTTTGCCTCTGCCCCCACCGGTGGCCAACCAAACGCATTGATGGACATCATGAATCAGTTTTCTGGCTACGGCTCACCTTCACCAATGCAAGTTTAAGGAGATCACAAAATGGCTACAGCACCAAACAAAGGAACCCTGCTTTATGGAAACATGGACAAGGGTTCAAGTGACGCATCAGGCGCCACAGAATTCATCAGCAAGATGCTGACCGCAGTTGATACGCTGCACAAAGTCCATTTAATGACGACAGGCCCAGGCAGCTTTGCTGCGCATGAAGCCTTGGGTGACACCTACAGCGAGCTGGAAGATGGTTTGGATGGCCTGGCAGAAAGCTGGATGGGTTGCACTATGCAAGCAGTCGCATTTGATGGCGTTGATACCTCGACCTATTCGGTTGAAGCTCGCCGAATCTATGACTACATCGAGACCAACCGAGCCATGATGGGCCCAGAGTCACACATCCAAAACTTGATCGATGACATCCTCGATAAACTGGCACGCAACTTGTTCAAGCTCGACCGCTTGGCTTAAGGAAAATATCATGAGCTTAGTCAACATGAAAATGTCGTCCGAAGAGCGTGGCGAATACGGTTCAGACGCGGCCAAGATGGCCGAGCCTGCTTACCCTTACGGCCTATGCATCGATCTCGATGATGGCTCAATGGAGAAGCTGGGCATCACTGCATTACCGAAGGTGGGCACCGAGATGATGATCACCGCCAAGGTGGTCGTGAAGTCGGTCAGCTCCAATCAGTACGAGGGCAGCGATGCTGAGTCGCGCATGAGCCTCCAGATTACCGACATGGATGTTGGCCAGACTGAGAACGCACAGAACGACAACAGGGCAAACAAGCTCTATGGCAACACCAACGGCACAACCGAAGGCAGGGCCATCAACAACTTGCAAAGCACAATGCTTGGTGCGAGCAACTAATGATCTATCCAGTCCATTGGCCATCCATCACTGAGATGGGTCGAACAGAATCCTGGGAGATGAATGTTGCCCGTGGATTGGTTAAAAACCATACTAGTTTGAATATTTCTGGGTATCAAGGAGACATTGGAAATGCGTTTATTCCTATTTGGGAAAACAATACAGCTTATGTTTATCCATCCAATGGCACGATGCTGTTGTGGAGCTCGAGTGCACTTGATGTCAATGTTTTAATTCAAATAAATGGTCTTGATGCCTCTTACAACCAAATCAGTGAAGAACTATTGCTGACCAATGGCGCAACTGGAATTACAACAGTCAATAACTACAATAGAATTCAAAGCATTTCAGTGATTGATGGAGTCAATCCTGTGGGAATAATCAGACTTGGTAATGCAGCAAAAACTCAAATTTATGCTCAAATAAATGCGGGTTGCGGAACCAGTGCAATGACAATTTACACGGTTCCTGCTGGTCATACTTTTTATCTTCAAAAAGTAAATGCATACAGCAACCAGGGAAATAATCAGCTTACAAATTTTCGGTCATACACCGTAAATTCATCTGGAATTATTCGGGCCATATTGCAAGTTCCATTTATCAATTCATACATTTCAGAAAAAAGCATCCCGCGTGGCTACGCTGAAAAAACAGATTGTCAATGGCAATGCAATTCAAGTAAATCATCTGAAGTCGGTATTCAGATTGAAGGCATTTTGGTGAAAAACGACACCCCATGAGGGTACCCGTATCAATATGTGCCATGAGTAAATTGGCCAAATGAGTAAAGAATTTGATCCCCTCGACATGAGAGGCCAGGACCGCGACAAGGAAGAAAAATCCTTGCGCAACAAACTGGACTATCAGAATGAGGAAGCCGATCTCAAGTGGCTCATGAACAGCAAGCGGGGGCGTCGTGTAGTTTGGCGTCTTCTGGAACAGTCGGGTGTGTTCCGGCTATCGTTCAACACCAACGCGATGTCTATGGCATTTGCGGAAGGTAACAGGAACTTTGGCAATCGCACACTTTCGATGATCCACTCGCTCTGTCCAGAGCTTTATGCAACGATGGTAAAGGAACAAACAAATGAGCGAATCGCTGATGACGGACACAGCCACAACGACCACTGAAGGCACGGACGCATCGCAAGCTCCAGGCAACAACTCGGCGACGGCCGATGCGTTGTATGGAGATAAGCAGCAAGCACCCGAAGGACAGACACAGCAAGCCCAGGATGGCGCCCCTGCTGATGGCAAGACTGAAGGCGACGCAGGCAAGCCGCAAGGCGCACCTGAAAAGTACGAGTTTAAAGCCCCAGAGGGTAAGAACTACGACACCGAGACAATGTCAAATTTCTCGGAGATCGCCAAAGAATTGAATCTGTCTCAGGATGCTGCGCAGAAATTGTTGGACAAGATGGCCCCGACTATCGCGGAACGTCAAATCCAACAGGTTGAGGCAATCCGCAATGAGTGGGCCCAGGCCGCTCAAACGGACAAGGAATTCGGGGGCGATAAGCTCAACGAAAACTTGGTCGTCGCGAAGAAAGCTCTTGACTCATTCGGTACACCGGAGCTGCGCGCGCTGTTAAATGAGTCTGGTCTGGGCAACAACCCCGAAGTGATTCGGTTCATGTTCAGAGCAGGCAAGGCAATTAGTGAAGAGACTTTCGTGGGGAACTCAAATGGCGCAGGGAATAAAAGCCCTGGTCCACAAGACTTCAACGCAAAAGCCAACGCACTGTATTCAAATCAGCAATCTTAAAACGGAGTTAAAAAATGGCTACTCTTGCTACCACAAACCTGACCTTGGCCGACTGGGCCAAACGCACCGATCCAGATGGTCGCATTCCAATCATCGCTGAATTGCTTTCGCAATCCAACGAAGTCCTGGAAGACGCGGTCTTCAAAGAAGGTAACCTGCCAACTGGCGAACGAGTCGTTGTGCGCACCGGCTTGCCCGCTGTGTACTGGCGTGCTCTGAACCAGGGTATCCCTTCCAGCAAATCGACTACCGCACAGGTGGACGAAGCCGCTGGTATCTTGGAAGCCCGCTCTGAAGTGGACAAAGACTTGGCCATGCTGAACGGCAACACCGCTCAGTTCCGCTTGTCTGAAGACACTGCGTTCTTGGAAGCCATGAACCAGACCCAGGCCACCACACTGTTCTACGGCAACCCTGGTACTGACCCCAAGCAATTTTTGGGTATCGCACCTCGCTACTCCAGCTTGTCTGCAACCAACGCACAGAACATTCTGTCTGCTGGTGGCTCTGGCTCGGACAACACCTCTGTGTACCTGATCGTTTGGGGTGACCAAACTTGCTACTGCCACTTCCCCAAGGGCAGCAAAGCAGGCTTGATCCACGAAGATTTGGGCGAGCAAACCGTGTACAACAGCGACGGCACCCGTCTGCAAGCGTACGCAACACGCTACCAGTGGAAGAATGGCTTGGTCGTAAAAGACTGGCGCTATGTCGTTCGCATCTGCAACATCGATGTGTCTGACTTGATCGGCCAAACTGGCACTCAAGCATCCACCGCTGCCACCAACATCGTTAAGTTGATGGCTCGTTCGCTGTACCGTATCCCCAACATGGCTATGGGCCGCGCAGCGTTCTACATGAACCGTACCGTGCACTCTGGCTTGAGCATCGCTGCTCTGGACAAGTCGCAATACGTCTTGAAGATCAATGAAGGCCTCTCGCAATTCGGTACACCGTATAGCTGGTTGTCTTTCTTGGGCGTTCCATTGCGTCGCGTTGATGCCATCATCAATGCCGAAGCAGTCGTGTCCTAATCGGTCAACCAACATTGAAAGGAATTGAACCATGATCACCGATAAACTCCTCCGCGTTTCGACCGACCAAGCACTGACTACCACTGCCGTATCGACCGACACAATCGACTTGTCCATCGCCCGCGATATGGGTGAAGGCGATAGCTTGTACATGAACTTTGCCGTGACTGCTGCTTTGACTGGCGGCACATCGGTCAAGTTTGAAGTCATCAGCTCTGCTGCTGCCAACTTGGGTACGCCTACTGTGATCGGCAGCACTGATGCCATCGTGACGGCTGACCTGGTTGCAGGCAAGAACGTCGCTGTGCGTATCAACCCGCAGATCGCTTCTAAAGGCCAGCGTTACCTGGGAGCTCGCTACACAATTTCTGGCACCTACAGTGCTGGTACTGTGACTGCTGACGTAGTGACCAACATCCAAGACGGTCAAAAGTTCTACGCCTCTGGCTTCACTGTGGTCTGATAAGGAAAACTCATGGCTAAAGTACGCGCTAAAACCATCTGTTTCGTCGACAACGGTCTTCGCACCGAAGGCGTCGAGTTTGACTACGTCGGTCCTCACAACACAAACCTGGAATACCTTGATGGTGAGCCAGAGGATGAGGAAAAACCTGCCGCCAAAAGCGCCACCAAAAAGTGGATGCCCAAAGCCAAGCAGACCGCCGAGTTTGCTGGTGCAGGCGCGGACTGAAGCTCTGTGTAGTCCGATAGGTCGGATACCATAGTCAAAGGGGCCGCTGGGAAACCACGGCCCCTTTTTTACATTAGGAGGCCTCAATGGCAAGCGAAGTCGATATTTGTAATTTGGCACTTAGCCACTTGGGCGACAACGCCACGGTGTCAAGTATTCATCCACCAGAGGGATCTGCTCAGTCAGAGCATTGCGCTCGGTTCTACCCGATCGCCCGTGATTCGCTGCTCGAGATGGGTTACTGGAATTTCACAGCTCGCCGTGCAAAGCTGGCGCAGCTCACAATGAATTGGCCAGAATGGAAATACGCCTATGCGCTGCCATCTGATGCGCTCAACATTGTGTCCGTGCTGCCTGAAGATTCGGCCGATGATTACAGCACTCGCTTTGTCCCAACAGATACCCCATACTGGTCGCACAACTACAGCCCAGTGATTGCAGCAGGTCGCTATGCGCCGCAGCCATTCACCATTGAAACGCAGCCAGACGGCACTGCGATTTTGTTTACAAATACAGAAAACGCTGTGCTGCGGTACAACGCCTATGTGACAGACAGCACCCAGTTCTCTCCGCTGTTTGTAATGACCTTGTCTTGGCACTTGGCATCGATGCTTGCCGGGCCCATCATCAAGGGCGCAGAAGGGGCAGCAGAGGCCAAGCGTTGCATTCAAATGATGACCGGCTACCAGTCACAGGCTGAGATGTCTGATGCCAATCAGCGCAAGACCACAGTTGAGCACATCGTTTCCTGGACCGCCGGAAGATAAGCATGGCACAAACCCGCACTTTTAATCGATCCTTTGCTGGTGGCGAAATGTCGCCAGAGATGTTTGGCCGCGTCGATGATGTGAAGTTCCAGACCGGCGCAGCTCAGATGCGCAACTTCATTGCCACACCGCAAGGCCCGGCAGAGAACCGAGCTGGCTTTGCCTTTGTGCATGAAGTCAAGGACAGCACCAAACGCACCAGGGTGATCCCATTCACTTATTCGACCACACAGACCATGGTGATCGAGCTGGGCGCAGGGTACTTTCGGTTTCATACACAGGGCACAACGCTGTTGTCCAGTGGCTCACCTTATGAGGTATCGAACCCATACGCCGAAGCCGATCTGTTTGACATCCATTATGTGCAGTCGGCCGACGTTCTGACATTGGTGCATCCAGGGTACGCACCGCGCGAGCTGCGCCGGGTAGGAGCCACCAACTGGGTGCTGTCGACAATCAGCTTCACACCATTGGTCACACCTCCCACAAGCGTCACTGTGACGCCCAGCGCAGGCTTCAGCATTGACATTGCAGCCATCACGCAGGCCAACCCCATGGTGGTCACCACCGTGTCCAAGCACAACCTCACATCCAATGATTCGGTCTACGTCAAAAGCGTTGGCGGCATGACTCAGTTTTTCGATGGGTTTTATGTCGTTGAATCAAAACCAACCGACACGACGCTGATCTTGAAAAATTACAACGGCGGCGCAATAATTGACTCGACAGCATGGTCTGCATTTACCAGTGGCGGAAAGATTCAATACGGCAACAAGATCTACGACATCGACAACTACTACGTCATCACCAGCGTGGCCGTCAATGGCATTGATGAATCAAACGCATCGTCTTCTGGCAACGCTATCAATAACTTGTATGTCACCGGCAGTTACAACACCATCACTTGGCCGGCAGTCACTGGCGCCCTGCGCTACAACATTTACAAACGCCAGTCTGGACTATACGGCTACATTGGCCAAACGCAGACCACA